GGGTTTATCGGTAATTGAATTATTTAATTTTAAGAATCCGCATAGCGTTTGCACGTACTACGCCGCCACCGACGCGGCGTTTGTATTTGAATCCAACAAGGCCGTCGTTGAGGTATAGTTCGTTGATACGTGTAATTGTCGATCCTACACGGTCAACGATCTGATAACCGGCTTTAATGTCACCGAATACGGCAACGTTATTGCCTGTGGCAATTGTTCCGCTTAGATCGTCCTGCGTATGGATTGGGCGGCCGTTAAAGATGTTCGGCGTACCCGCTTGCAAGGACGGTTGCCATAGGTATTGGCCTTGGCTGTCTTTTGCAAGTCGCACCGTTTGCTCAATCAAGCTGTGAACGATGTAAGAACCGTTTTTACGGTATCCGGCAGGAACCGCATAAGCAAGTTTGATAAGATCGTCCACAACGAATGCGTTAACTGTGGCCGTATCGAAACGTGTTACCGTTGCGCCGTTCAAAATACCGGTTGGGCGGCTACCCGCGTCACCTGTACCGACCATAAACGCCGTATCCTCAAGAGAAGCATAAGCATTAGAGAAAGAATCACCCAAGAACGCTTGCAAATTGAGGTTTGTATCTTCCAATTCGTCCTCACCGATTTTAACAAGTCCCAATGCGTCCCAAACATTGATATACGCCTCGGACGGTGTCGGAGTGCTTTCAAAATCAGTAAGTACGGCGGCGGTTGTCTCAAGCTTACCCCAACCAGTTGTCGCCTCTGTCATGGAAATACGGCGAACGCGGTTACTGTTCGTTTTGCGAACCGATGCAAGCGAACGCATAACAGTGTTGCCCGGCAATGCGCGGTAAATGATGTTATCCAAATCTTCGGGAACGATAATTTCACCCGTTGCGTCTTGAACCAACGCTTTTTCCTCTTTGCTCAATGCGCCAATACCGTGTTTTACGAAATTGTAAAACGCTTCGGATTTTGCTTCCGCTTGTTCGTCGCGTTTCGAACCGTCCGGGTTGAAGCCTGTCCGATTAAATTTCGTTTCCATTGCATCGATGCGGCCTTTAATTTCGTCCATAGCGGTATTGATTTTGCCAATAGTCGCCTTTGTTTCGCCTGTAGCCTCACCGAATTTTTTGATTTCGTCCTCTTGGCGTTGGCCCATTGCCTTTAATTCCGTGAATGTCGTTAAAAGCTGATCTTGTAATTCTTTCAATTCCGGCATTTTACAGCCTCCCTTTTGCGAATTTTTGCATTTCTGCGAATATGTTTTTTATTTGCTCGGCGGCTTCTTTGTCAACTTCATTGAAGAGCGTAGTGCCTTGCGGCGGCTTCGCCTTTCCTTCTGTCGCTTCAAGAAGTGCCGTTAATGCCTCAATTGCTGATTTAACTAAACCCTCGTTTTTCGCGCTCAACATGCGCCCGGCTTTCAACTCGTCCATAAGCGCGGCGATACTCTTAACTCCTGTTATCTTGGCTTGTCCATTTGAAGCAAAGGTAACGGGTGAAAACTCCCACAACTTAACCTCATGTAGCAAGCGCACCTGCTTTGCGTTATCCCACGTTTCTTTAACCGTGTTATAACCAACGCTCAATTCATCAATAACGCCATCTTTCATAAGGATTAAGGCCCGCTTACCTTCTTCCGTTTGGCTTATCTTAGCCTTAACGTAAAGCCCGCCGCTGTCCTCTTCCATATGCACCGGCTTACCAATCGGCATGTATGGATCGTGTTGCCATAGAACCTTAACACGTTCTTTATGCTCTTTAAGCGTTTTCTTGAACGCCCCCGGTTGCATAATGTCGGAATGGCTGTCCTTGTTGCCGAAAACGGACGCATAACCTTCAAAATGGTTATCATCGATTGCCTTAACTTCGAAACCGAAACTCTTAACCTCTCGATCCAAATCTATCACCTCGAATCATAATATTAAAATACCATTATTGTCTATTTAATTCCACTAGATTTTATGGTGACGGGTAGCGAAAATACTGTATTTATGTTTCCGAAACTGTCCTCAACTTCGGCTTCACAATAATACTCGCCGGCGGCCATGTCCTTTGTATCATCCGGATTTAACGAAACGGTGCATAAACCGCCCTCTGCATCAGTAGTCACAATACCCCCGGTATCCGTATCCTTATAAATCAAATTACTGCCGGTCACGGTCTTATTGAGTACCCAACGCACCTTGCAACCGGTCAAAGGTAGCGGCCCGCCCTCGTCATAATCTAGTAAAATCAAGTCAAGTTTTCGGCTGTTCCCGGCTGTTAACGTCAATCTGTTCAGGTTAAACACCCCCTTTTAATTCCGAACGTAATTTCCTGCCGCCGGTAATCGTAGCATGTAACACTCTGCCGCCGGTTATCGTCGTGTTTTGGTACAACGGTGCATTTGTATTGATTGAAACACTAGACATTCCAACAATGGCCGCGCTTTTGAATATCTTCTTAGTTGAAATTGCTGTCACGGTAGCTAAACCCGTTATTGTTACCATTGTAAAAATTCTCCTTGTCTTAACTGCAATAACGTTTGCGGCCGCCTGAATGGTTGCGGATTTTACAAGCCGTTTGAAATGTGTTGCATTAACCGTTGAATTTCCTTGAATATTGGCAGATTTTTGAAATGTCGTTACATTCCCGGCCGTTGCTGTAACTGTAGCCACTCCGGTTATATTGGCCAATGCTTTTTTGATCTTGCTTGCCGTTGCTGTAACGCTCGAAATGCCCGTTATAGCGGCCGCTTTTACAAGCACCTTCCTAGCACTAGCGGAAACCGTTGCAACGCCGGATATGACCGCCTGTTTCGTTAAAACTTTATTCGCGGCCGCTGTTACTGCCGCGTTACCGGTTATAGCCGCGCTTCCTTCGATTGCGCCGCCGCCCTCGTCTATCCATGTCCCACCGTTTAAGGTTGCATTTCTTCCGTTGCCCGATTGGTCTTGAACGTTACCAAGTGTTAAATCGTAATGCGCTTGAAGTGTTGCGCCGTTATAAATTTTAATGTCGTAAATTATGCCTATTTGCCCGCCGCTCCCGCTACTGTTGCTGAATATATTTCCATCATCAGTAGCGGCCGCCGTCCATCTTACCTCAAGCAAACACCTAATGTCATTGGGAACCATAACAGTATTGTTTGTTTTCGGGCCTACTCCATCGATGTAAGTTGACATAGGAGAATCGTTCCCCTCGGTGTCAACACCGCTTGTTAAGCTTTGCAGGTATCCGAACGAAAAACCTGTACGAAAGTCAAAATAATTGCGTATAACGTCTGTTCTTCGCTGAACCTGAATGTCTAAAATAATTTTATCAAATGTTATTGACGGTAGTTTTATATGATCTGTACCGCCGTTCATTTGCAAATGGTAGGCCATACCATCACCCCTAAAAAGGGCAGGATAACCCGCCCACTATTTTAAGCCTCGGAAACTGTAATTTGCCCGGTTGCAAAGTTCAACTGGTTTGTATTCGCTAGGGTTTCGTCCGTCATATCATACCAGTACAAAAGGTTTCCATTTGTCGCGGCATCATAAATACCCATATATCGAACCGTTGCCCATGCTCCTGTAGCCGTGAAAGTTTGCGCGGACGTACTTACACCCGACGAATTGAAAGTACAACTCTGCCGCGCATAACCCGGACAATTGCCCGCCGTTGCTTCTGTTGCCGGTTGGCTCGGACTCGTAATTCCGGCCGCGTCTGTGAATAGGGCAACATATTTGGTTGAATTGCTCAAATTGTCCGTGATTACCTTTGAACTCATGTAACTGGATTTTGGCATTCGAAAAACCTCCCTTTATTTTTTCTTAACACTGTACCCCTCTGTACACCTGCATTGTATAACCTCGTCGGCTGGCCCGTTAGGATCGCCGGGAAACAATAGCTTTGCTTTTCCAACATCGTAAAACTCGTCAAACTCTCTAGTTTGCCCGTTAACTTCTTCGTGCGTGTCCCGCGTCCGATCATCCCGCGTTGAAATCCACTCTTTCATAAGCGGCAACCCTGTTTGCTGTGCGGCAAAACGGTTGGCGGCGTTACTGCTACTTATAACCTCCGTCCGGGCTATAACGGTTGAACGATTAGGAATAATCTGTTCTAAGTAAAGTTCATCGATCCGGGCGGCAATCTCCGGTATGCCCTCGCCCTCTGCCTCGCCCTTGCTTATGCGTAGCTTAATTAATTCCTTTGTGGTATCCGTCACCATGACAACTTTTTTCGCAACGTTGCCGGTTATCCATTTTTGTACTGCCGTATGAAAGACGTTGAATAATTCCAGCAACGGCCCCTTAATTTCCATGTCGGCGGCCTCATGTTTCAAATGGTTAAACGTGGCGTTTCCGAAATCCTGCATAACCTCCACATCTAATGCGGTGAACAATTTTATCCATTCCGGCTTTTGAGCATTAACGGTCTTTTCAACCGCCGCCATGCCTCCCGCCTTGAACGCCTCGATAACGGCTTTTTGTTCTGCCTCGAATCGTTTGGCTACCTCTGCCGTCGCTCCTTTATAGTAGCGGTTCCGGCGTTTCTCCATCGATTCCCAAAATGCCGTTTTCTGTTCGTCGCTTTCCATGTTAAACGCCTTTAAGTTAAAAAAAAAATTTTTCTTGCCGTCGCCCTCTTCGTCCTTCGGCGGCTTTTCTTCCTCAACCGGCTTTGCGCCAATGATGATTTTTCCGTCAAGCCCTACAACATTCACATTGGCCGGAATATAAAGCACTTCTCCCTTGTCCAATGCTTCATACCCTCGCGCCTCACGCGCCTCGTTGACGGTCAATAGGCCCGCTTTAACATCTTCACGTATGCGTTTTGCTTCAATATCCGTGTTTTCCTGCAATGCCTCGATGCTGTCCCGATCATAATCAATTTTGAGATTTTCACCGAACAATGGCACCAAATCGGCGTTCATTTTATCTCGGATCAAATCCAGCATAGGCAATACGGTTTCTTGGTAAAAAGCTTGTCTCGCCTCTTGGTAATTGGAATATGTGGCGTGTTCCTTATCGCCTACAATTTCCGGCGGCACTCCGAACGCGGCGCATATTTCAACCCGGCTTAATTTCTTGGATTCTATGAAATCCATGTCACGCGGACTTAAGCCCATTTCTTGCCACTTCAAACCGCCCTCAAGTAACAAAGGTTTACCGGCCTTTTTCGCGCCCCTGTAATTCGTGTCTAATTCATTTTGCAATCTGTCATATTGCGGATCGGTTAAATGTGATTCCGTAGACATGGCCCCGCTCGGCCGCGCTGAATTGTTCAAAAGTGAATTGTTCCATGTGCTGGCGGCGTTGTCGTTGTCTATACCCTTTGCACCAACGGCAATAGGTGAAAGGCCGTAATAATCATCAAGGGCCGCAAATAGCTTAATGTGCATAACCTTGTTAGCATCAAACCGCTTTTTATTGGCTCCTAATGTGTACTCGTAACCGGCAACGAAATTAATTGAATCGGGCAGAATAGCCATGCGATCCGGCCGCAATGTGTATAGTTCCATCGGCGGGCCTACGTTCGGCCCTACTTTCTCAATATAGCTGTTCCCGGCCAATAGGACATAAGCGGTCATAGCCTCGAAAAACTCCCGTTTGGATTGAAAGGGGTTTGGTTTGTTGATTAGCTTTAAGAGTGCATGTTCTTCAATTTCCCTTTGACCCTTGCCCGGATTTTGATATAGGTTCCATTCGACACCGGCGGCCGCTTGCGCTATGGCCATTACGCACCGATAAACCCAAACATTCTCCTCGAACCCCTCTTTGGCCAATTGGTCAAATTTTCGCGGTGTCCATGCTGGCTGACCGTTAAACATTTGTACGATTAACCGCGTAACCTCTGACGCTTTACGGCTGAATATTGGCGGTATAAAGTCGCTCATTCTCATTTTTGTTCACCCCCTCTTTTTAGTCTGCAACCGTTCCCCAACTTGTCCAAATTAGAACCCCCTTTATAATGCCCGCGCCCTCGGTGCCGCCGGGCGGCTCAAGCTTTCACAAGCATAGCGCAATGCGTCAAGCAAGTGATTATAATCATCAACCGGCTTATTCAAAATCTGTCCGTCCTTGCTCTTGTCCCAAATGTAGTTAGATAGTTCAACAATGGCGTTTGTGCATTTGGGATGGACATAAATTTTGAATTGCTTAATGTACTGGATACCGTTTAAAACGCTGTCTTTGCCCTTCTCGGCTCCGACAATGGAATAAACGCCGCCTAAACGTATTTCCTCAATACTCTTAGGCTCCGAACTATCCGCAACAATGCGCTCCTTTGCATAGCCTTTATATTTAATCATGTCGGCTATTTGATTGTTTAACATGCCCTGTTCATAATGCTCGTCAAAAATATACATTTCCAACTTTTCAACGTCTACCAAAACCCCTATAAAAGCTGATGGATCATTGATATACCCGAAATCAAGCCCGAAACGAACGAAAATATTAGGCCGTTCTTTGACAATCTGCCTATAGTCAAAGTCTAATTCATGCCAATCATCGTACACGGCACCCTCGGATATACCCCAATGGCCCTCCCCCTCGATTTTGTAGCGTTTGGGCTTGTTTTTCTTCATCCATTCAAACCGTTTCAAATCGTCCTCACCTAAAAACTCATTGTGTTTATAGGTTGTTGTGAGGGCCAAAACATCTTCGTCCTCGGTATCGAAAAACCTCGATTTTAACCAATGCTTTTCTGACCATGGGTTGAATGTTAATAGAATCTGTTTGAAGTATCCCGGCGGCAACTTACCACGTATTGACATATCAACCTTGTCAAAATCATCCTCGTTGGTAATCTCATACGCTTCTTCAAACCACGCCCAACATAAATGACCGTTATCAACGGTTATTGACGTTAGCTTCAATGGATCGTCAAGGCCGCGAAATAGGATTTTTTGCCCTGTTGGTATGTAGGTTATCTCCATTGGGGAAATAGTCCACTCCCACAAATGGCCTACCTGTAACTGATTGATTGCCCATTTCAAATCGGAGTATGTCGAATCTCTTAGAGTAGCAAACGTTTTACGGACAACTAATAGGTTTGCAAGCGGAAATTGCATGAGCAAATAAATCCACCGCAACGCCGCTGTTTTGCTTTTCTTCGATCCCCGGCCGCCTTTAATTGCAACGTATCGCTTCTGACAATTCCAAAACCGCGTATAGCCTTTGCCGACAACGGCGGCAAGGTTAACCCTAGTCATTGTTGTCCGGCGGTAGATCATTAACGAACGTCACCGGGCCGCCTGTATGCTTAATTTCCTGCTTGTCGCGCCATTGTTCCGGCTTGCGGTTTTTCAGCCAAAATATTTGGGCGGCTACCTCCGGCGCAACTTCTTTGGTTACGGCTTTTGTTATCTGCAATTCTTGAATAGGCATACCGTATTTGTCGCGCTGTAATTCTCCCTCGATCACAACCGGCAATAACTCCCGCGTTACTTCCTCGAATTTGTAGCCCAACGCCCGCCTAAATAATGCCGACTCTACTTGAATATCTGCAACCTCTTTGCCTCTCGACAACGCCGCCGCAAACTCCGGTTTTTCCTTCTTCCACCTGTAAAACGTGTCCTTTTTGATCCCCAACGCTTCCATGATGTTTTCATCAATCATGCCATTTCTCGCCCAACCCTCAACCAATTCAAGTTTTGCGGGCATATTCAGCGTTTCCCACATCTTCTTACGGCCGCCGCCGTTATTGCCGCCCCTCGTTGGCTTTTTAGGGCTTGCCACCCGTTTCCTCGGCATGTTTACCCCTCCTTTGAAAAAAGAGGCGAAACCATGCGGCCCGCCTCGTTAAATGTCTAATTTTATAATACCATGCTTGTCCTGTTTGGGCATCCTTATTTTAGTAGCCCGGCGGCTTGCTGTTGAAATACTCGGTCAACCGTTTAGCGGCTCCGCTTCTCGGCTTTCTTCGTCCCTGTTCCCAACCGTTGACGGTTTGTTCTGAAACGCCTAACGCCTCTGCCAAATCTTTTGCCAGTATCCCGGCGGCTTTCCTGCTTGCTTTGATCCATGCGCCCCATTCAACCGGCGGCCTTTTTACCTTTCCCCTCAATTCGTCCAACTCAATCCAACCGTGTTTAGGATCGTTTGCAATGACTTTCAACGGCGGCGGCGGGTTTATGTTTCCGAATCGTAAATACTCATACATTTTTCGTTTAATCTTAAATTCAGCCGTTTCATGGCCCTTAACATCAATGATATAGGTTTCGCCGTTGCTGTAATCAACTTGAAAATCAGCGATATAATGCACCGCTTTTTGACCGTGAAACGCTGGCAAAATCTCATATTTCGGTTGCAACGTAAACTTTTTCACAAGGCCAATGGCCTCTAATCGCATAAGGTAAACATAATATTCACTCTCTGCCTTGCTATCGAACAAAATCCCGTTTACTTCCGTCTTTTTGTTGCGGTATTTAGGTTGCTTATCGTCCATAAAGCCTTTCGCCTTACATAGCTTGCAACCGGCTCCCAAACAACTTGTGCATATCTTAACACCCGCTAATCGTGTCATTTCTCCCCGCCCTTTCGCCTGTACTTTTTGCCCCCATACATACCCTGTTGCGGTGCTAACGTTAGCAAGCCAAACCCGCTTATTTCCACCTTGTCCCGCTTCCGCGCCTCTAGTGCCGCCCTCTCGCCCTCACTCATGTTGTATGTGATAACCTTGCCATATTCCGGCGGTTGCTTGTTAAACTCGACCATATGACACCCCCATAGGCTCATTTGTTCGGCCTGAAAGCCGCACCCGGAACATTTCCACGTATCCGGGCCGACTTCCTGCATTTGGTTGGAGCAATCAAGGCAAATCATGAACGATTAGTATAAGGACTTCGCCGCAAAACGCACCGATTAAAAATAGGTTTATCATCCATAGGATTTTACTTATTTTTTCTTTACTCATATTTTCTTACCTCCATGACGTTGCGGCCGCGTTGCGTTATAGGACATCTTTACAGTGATTGCCGCCTCCAAGTCAATGCCATAACGCCCGCAAGCGTCGAAAACCCTGATAACAACATCGGCCAATTCTGCCGGTATCCCGTCCGGCTTTAATCCGCTGATACCTGTATAAATCAACTCGTTAGGTGCTTTTCCGTCCCGGTAAAATTCCAACGCCTCGGATAATTCGGAGTGCATAAGGGCTATCAACTCACCAAACCCCCGTTCCTCGTCCCACCAACCCTTATTTACCGCGTTTTCGTGTGCTTCCTTAACCAGTTCATTGATACTTTTTGCTCGCTTCTCCATTCGTGACAACCTCCATAGAATCTAATTTAATTTCCTCGCCGCATGTTCTGCACGTTCTGTACAATCCCCGCGCCGCCTTGAGTTTGAAGTCGCAACCGGCGCAATGTCCGCACCGGCCCGGCCTCTCGTTTAACGGTGTAACATAAGGCTTTACGATCTCCCGGCAATCGGGGCAACATTTCGCCTTAATCCGCATGACTGTTTTTTCTGCCGGTTTTAATCCTATCCAGCCGCATGAGGCGCAACGGAAACCGCTATTCATCGGTTTTACCGTGTATCGAATCCCACATTAAGCGGCCCGGCATACGTTTATGGTTCTTTTGAACGTACTCATAAAGTTCGTAACATTTCGGGCAAAATTCCATGCAAGAAACCTTTTTCAAACAATCTGTACACATTTGGTTATCGCATGTTATTTGTCGTGCCCCAATCATTCGCCCCTTGCTATCCTGCATACTCGTCCAAGTGTAATCTATCACGAAATCACAAAATTGTGTTGATTCGTTTTTCTTGCAGAATGGACACGGATACTTTGGCATTTTAACAACGTTCATTTCACGGCCTCCAATGCCCCCAATTTCGACGCTGGCTTTTGACCTTCCGATACTCCAAATATCTCGCCCGCGCCCGCTGTGCGTCAATCTGTGCGTTTTGGCGTTGGATATGAGGCGTTGATTCAATTACCGCGCTTTGAAACTTGCGGAACACATCGAAAACCTGACTCATTGCCTTTGTGAAACCGTTCCAAGCTTCTCGGATATTATCAAAATTCATTCACTCGCCCCCTAGTGTTAAATCGATCATCATTTTCACATCGTCAATGTATTCAATGCAATAGTGCATCTTGCCGCTTTCGCATTCTATGTGTGTACCCTCTTTGACTTTGAGCAAAG